TGTGTCAAGGGCGTAGGCTTTTTGGTGTGCGTTAATTTCAACGCGTAGTTCCTGTGGCTTAAACCTTTGAACAAAGTCTTCAATGCCCTGCCTAATCTTTTGCGGTGTAGGTTCTGACATATCCAGAACATCCAGAACATAAATCTTTCCATCGTGCCTGTTGTATGTCATAGCAACAAAGGCAGCACGTCCAGCACCCATAGCAGGGTCAAATCCCACAACGGTATAACCTTCAACCTGTGTTGGATGTCCTGCAGCGCCTGGTCTCAAAGGACCGCGCTTTCTCATCCCATTTATAGAACCCTGAACAAGTTCAGCAGGAAAAATGGAATCTTCTGTTACGTCTTCTTGCTGGTAGACCAGCGCCCAGGTGGAGGGGGTTACTTCTCCCCTTCTTCTGAATAATGCTTTTCCATCCCATTTAGGATAGAGTCCGTCAGCATCTGGCGTATCGTCATCGCCATCCCAAGGAACGTCACTTTTAGGCCAAAGCGTTTCCCAGTCTTCGGGTTTTTCAGCGTACTTAAGAACCGCAGGCATACCCATATAAGTGAAAGGAGACTTACCGCCCGACCAATGCTTCGGGTCACGGAGTTCTTTGTAAAAGTCTGTTGGCGCAATTCTCGTCCCTACTACTAGCAATTTACCATTTTTGCCTAGACGGGTGATAACTTCTTTTTGCAGCCAGTTAATCTGCTTCTCATACTCGTGAGCGTTAGCGGTAGTTATACAGTCGTCTAGAATAATCAGGTCAGCACGGGCACCGTAAATCTGTCCACCCATACCTAGGGCTTGGATAGTCGGGTCCTTCTCAGATGAGTTACGAGCATCGCCCCCAAGGTAAACGGTGTCAACGCGCCAAGTGTCAGAGTCTTCCTTCCAACCCCCTTCTGGCCCAAATGTTGTTTGCAACTTTAACCAGCGCGGATGGCTCAGCCTTTGTTTGATGGCATACACGAACTCACGTGCTTTGACAAGCGTTTTAGAAACTACGATGATTCTAACGTTGGGATTGAGAGCGATGCGGTAAGTAGAGTAGTTGACCGTAATCACCGTACTCTTAGCGTGCTCAGGTGGCACGTTTACAAGAAGGCGGTGGGGGTCGCCCTTCTCATAAATCATAGACTCGTGGAGCCAACTAGGCTCCTGGCCCTCTAATAAATCAATCCAGTCCTGGTGGTGCTTAAAGACTTTTTGCTCTAAAAACATCTCAGAAAACTGTGGAAAACTAATATCATCCCTAGCAATACCTAGGGCGGTCAGGGAACGCTCTTTAGCGTCCTCCTTGGCCTGGGCTAGGTCAGAGGCAAACTTAGGGTCTCTTAGACACCAGATGCGGATGGTGTCAGGTTGCTTGCCAACCTCAGCCATCGCCTTATGCGGGGTCCAACCCTCAGATACAAGGGCTATTACTTTAGCCTTTGCGGCTGCCATAGCCTCTGTCCTAGGGTTGTTCTTTCCCTTCTGAAAAGTCACAGACCTGTCCCATCTACATACTATACTGATAGTTAGTACAGACAGTTAGAAACAGACTGTAATACAGTTCTGTACGCAAGGTCCTGAAGACCTTGCTACTATCAGTGGGCGCTTTGCGCCCCTATATAGTATTAATCCGTTCAAACAGCCTAAACGAACGCTTTGCTTGCAAAGTGTGAGGTAACTCACAGAAAGCATATATACAAAATAGGACATAATAGGACAGGGGCATAGGCTGTAGGTTGTACGGGAAAATCTTTTTGGTAGTAACAATACTTTAGTCAGACCCAGTTTAATAAGTCTCGGGTCAGAACTATACAGATACTGGCTAGTCTAACAGGTAGTCTGTCCTGAGCGAGCAGGCTGTTGCTGGTAGACACTCGCTCGGCACTATCCCTGTCGCCTCGCCCTGTAATAATAAAGACCTGTGCCAGGCTGATTAATAATTTAAATCTGAACTATCAGGGCTATCAAGCCGTTGAAAAGAGCACGGCTTGACACCCCTGATTTTGTAGGAAATGTTATAGGAAATACCTATGACAGAGAGGTAGTTATGACTGAGAGTAATGGCATCAGTATCCAAACTATGTGCTATCAATGCCAAGCACTCACTGAACTCTGCCCTGATTGTCAGGAGCAGAGGGATGCCAATGATTCCTACATTGCCCACCAGATAGTAGATGAGTCCCAAGACTTCTACTACCGTGGCTATGGTGCCAACAAGGTAGCCGTAGCCAATGGTGGCTCTGTATCTGAGTTCAATCCTATGTCAGTAATCCGTGACCTTCCATCAGGTCACGACTGGACTGAGCGTGAGGATGAGTTCTTAGAACCTATAGTTATGCTGGTAGACAGGTTATTTGACCTTGAGACCAGCATTACTACTACAACCTCTGAGGTGGTATGCAATTCCTGCCATCTCATTTACAATAAGCACCAAGCAGAGTGCCCAATCTGCTACTAATCACCACCACGGGGAACCCCTCACAAGTGAGGGGATTTCCCCGACAAAAAGTAATCACCAATTAACAAGGAGACTAAAATGAATACAGCAATCAATTCCTTCACCTTCAACAACGCTTTGTTGAAGTCAGTCAAAGACTATGGCAACGTAGTCAAAGGCATCGTTCAATCCCGTCAGGTTGAATACACACCAGATGGACAGATGCGTAGTCGCTTCATCGCCAGCCGTCAGGTAACCATTACTGACACCAGCATTATCGCTCAACTGCGTCCAATGCTCACAGATAACTCTGAGTTCGTAGTCAACCTATCAGGCTACCTCACAACCACGGCCCGTGAAGACCAGGGCAAAACCAAGTGGTATGACAATCAGATTGTCACCAACCTTGAGTTCATCAACTAATCACCACCTAGCGGAGGGCAGGGGCTTCGGTCCCTGTCCTCTCTCAGGCGGGGGCCAGGTTCACAAGACAGACCGATACGAGTCGCTCAGATTTCTAGGAGATAACAAATGTTTATAGATACAGGCACATTGATTGCTATATGTCTAGCACTAGTCAGCCAGTTTATATTGCTAGTAGTTCTATTCCGTTCCAATTACAGATGGGAACAGCAATACCACAGGGTAGTCAGGATATTAAAAATGGAAAGGGCAGAGCGCAGATGATGACCTTATTTGCTACACGTAGATGTCCCTACTGCCACAAGACAGGCAGTATAATGGTAGACGAGAACGAGTTGTTCACCTATCTCAGAGGCGAGTATGTTCAGCGAGCCTTCACCTCGCTATCAGTCCCGCTAAGAGAACAGATAGTCAGCGGTATGCACCCAGAATGTTGGCAAGAAGTATTCGGAACGGAGTTAGAAGATGCCAGCCAAATATCAGACGACTAATTGTCGCAAGTGTGATATGCCAATAGTTGTGCCAGTTTATGACTGGTCACCTAGCGGTGAGAATTTCTGTAGCCCCTGCGCTATGAGTTATGTCGGTGCTATACCAGGTGATAACTAATGGACATCATCTGCCATAAATGTCACGTCCCAACAGATGAGACGGACATTATCTGGACTGGTGACAATGGCGACCAATGCGTGAGTTGCTATGAAACAGAAGAAACTAAATGGGATAGAAAAGTTCACGATGGTATAGATTGTGAGGCAGATAATGAGTAAAGACATACAAGAAATCATAACTTGGTTAGACAGTTTGATAGTAGAAGTCAACCGTCTTAACGAAGTTATTGAAGACCTTATAGCAGAGGCACCAGTGCGCTGATGTTTCTTATAACAGAAGACGGCAAGATACACGGCTTCGTGTTTGCTTGCCCAACTTGTGGGTTCTCTACGCTCAATGACAGAGCGTGGTTCTGCCCCAATGATGACACTAGACTTAAAGAAATACTACAAAAAGGAGACTAACGTGGGACTAGATATGTTTTTAATGGCCAAGAAATATATAAGTGGAATTGATTGGGATGCAGGCCGCTCAGAAAACGGCGGCTTTGTAACATCAGAACTATACAAAGATATAGTTAAAATTGCTGGCCTTGAGTCTATAGCCACAGATGACACAGGTGCATACGTAGAAGTATCAGTAGGCTATTGGCGTAAAGCCAACCAGATACACGGCTGGTTTGTAGACAACGTTCAAGAGGGACGGGATGATTGCAATGAGTATCCTGTTGAACGTAGACAGTTAGAAGAACTGCGTACATTATGTAAAGCAGCCATTGCTAATAAAGACCACGGAGATTTGCCACCAGTATCAGGCTTTTTCTTTGGCTCTAATGAGATAGATGATTGGTACTGGAACAAGTTAGAAGATACAGTAGAGATACTGGACCGAGTGCTATCCTATCCTGACGACATCAGGTTCTACTATCAGAGTTCTTGGTAAGGACGGAGTATGAATGAAGTTATCTTTCCAAACATCCCAACAGCAATCACCTGGTTGTACCTCATTGGCATTGGGTATTGCATATACAGATGGAGTACTAGATGAAGACCAAGTTAGCCGCGCTATTCAGTTGGGCATTGACGCTATCCAGCGTTCTCTTTCCAACTCAGTCATATGCAAT